AGCCCACAATTCGGCTTGGGTTGTCCATAGATCGAAAGTAGATATACCCGTAGCCGTGTATGTCTATGTAGTTGCTTGGCGACTTTATCAACGTGTAAGCAATGCCTAGTTCGTTCAGCGTTGCCTCGAACCTTGGGAAGGCAATCATGCGAATCAAGTCATAGGTCGGCTCGTAGAAACCTCTATTGCACCCAGGGTTACGCAACAAACCCAATATTGACCGCAAAACAGCCGCTTCAGTCTTACCTGCACCAAACCCAGCTACAAACGCGGGAAATCGCTTTGTCGCTGTAATGTATTCGTGCTGTGGTCTAGTTGGGTTTATTGTCGCCACTTGGTGTTATATAGTTGATGTTAACCGTTGGGCGCGTGTCTGTTTGCTCTTTATCCTCTTTCCAGCCTGCTTGCGTCTTTAAGTAAAAGATAGCCGCCGATATGTTACCTGCCTGCGCTTGACTAATAAGGTTCTTGGCGACATTACCAATGGCTTTAGCCTTGCCTCTTTTATACGCATCAAAAACCTCGGGCTGCCGGCTCTCTACCTCGCGCAAAGTTGTTTCGCTAATGCTGAAGTAATCAGCCATTTGTCCTTTAGATAATACGGCGGCAAGCGCCTCTACCTGCGCCACCTGTGCGGCATCGAACACTACTATTGGGCGGCCTCCACCATCGCCTTGGTTTCCTATCTTAGCCATTATCTGGCTTCTCAATAAGGTAGCCCGCAAACTCTCCAAAGCGGAATATCTCAATAGCGTTTGGCATATAAAACGTAAAGTATGTTTCAGGAATAGGTCTTTGTATTCCCCCTATGCTTAACTCTTTTGCGACAATCTCTGAGGTTGGTGCGCCGCTTGCCAGCTTGCCAGCCATAGTCGCTCTACGCATAACCGTAGCAGCATAGCCACCCTCTATGATTATCTTATCAAACACTATAATTGCGCCGCCATCACGAACCTTACTTAACAATGTTTTTACAAGTTGCTTGCGGTCTGTGATACTCATAAACTGCAATACTAAAAACAAAGTCGCTACGTCAAACGGCTGGTAATCATAGGTCGCTGCGTCCGCCACCTCAAGCGTACTTTCCCCAGCATAAATGCTGGCCATAGCCTCACTATTGTCAATAGGAATAAGTGTTGCATTTCTACTTTTTAAAATATCAGCGATTGACCTTTCTATATTCCCAGTAGATGCGCCAATATCATAAATTAAGCCGTTTTCAGGTAAGTAGTGTCGAATAACGTGTGCAGTTAAGCCGCTAGCTAACTCATACCACGGCAATTGCTCTCTAACGTGCTGGTCAAATTGGTCCGCTACACTGGAAGATTTAAATGTCCAGTCGTTAGGTATATCTTTCATTGAATACTCCTAGGTTATATAAATTTTCAGCGACGGCCTTCATCATGTGCGGAGCCACCATGCGCCCTAGGCGCTCAACTTGCTGTTTATATTGGCCAGTTAAAACGTAATCATCTGGCACGGACATAATGCGTTTAATCTCTGAGACAGTATGCGCTCTGTTGTCCCAATGATATGTTTCGCGAGCACCAATTTTTGCAGTCGTTGCGGTTATGCAGGCGCTTGGTTTGTATGGGCTATTTTTGGTTAAAGTAAAAGCCTTTTTGTGCGTTGTGCCAACATCCATATTTTTTAATAGTTCATATACCGCAAATTTTTTTAACGATGTTTCTTTTACGTCGTCATGTGTAAGTACTAAACCGTTAAAAGCGCTTTCAAGCGAAACGCAACTTTTTTGCGGTTTTGGATGCAATAAGCCGCGCCAATCAGACTTAAAAATATCGTTTCTTATGCCAACAAATATTATTCTATTCCTAGATTGAGGCACGTTAAGCCATTTAGCGTCTAAAACTTTGCAGGCGACTTCATAACCGCTATCTCTCAAACCTCTAATTATTTCGTTCAAATAACCTTTTGCAGCCCCTTTTGCTAGACCAGCAACATTTTCTGCAACAAAAACCTTGGGTTTTATTCCTCGTAAAATGCGTATGTATTCAAAGAATAAGTCCTCAACATTAGATTGCTCTGCATCAGAGTATTTTTTAGTTTTTCCCCAGTTTTTTTCTTTTGCTCCTGCTGTAGAAAATGCAGAGCAGGGCGGCGAGCCATCTAATAGGTCTAACTCCCCCTCTGATTTGCCAATCGCCTCTAATATATGCTCTGAAGTTAGCTTGCGAACATCGCCAGGCAATATAGTCGTATCAGGCCAGTTTGCTCTATAAGTATCAATTGCGGCTGGGATAAACTCGTTAATTGCAAGTATTTTCCCGCCAGCCATGCGGTATCCAGTAGACGAACCGCCGCCACCTGCAAATAAACTCACCGCTTCAAATTTTGGCTTGCTGGTAGCTGCGGCTTGCTTAATTTCTGCTACTGTCGCAATCTTGTACTTAATCATCAAATTCAAACGAACAACGAGGACAAGTATGCTTCATATCTGATTCACCTACTTCTTTAAAATCATCTGGCGAATCTTGCGATAATTCTTCGCCAAACATAGCGTCTGTTAGTTCACCAGTTAAAAAGCCAGTAAGTTCTAGGTCAAAGTCTAATTCCTGCAAATCCACTAGCTCTAACCGCAGTAAATCTTTGTCCCACCCAGCGTTCAGCGCCAGCTTGTTGTCGGCAATGATGTAGGCTTTCTTTTGCGCGTCCGTAAGGTTTCTTAGCCGTATGCATGGCACTTCGTCCAGCCCCAACTTGCGTGCGGCCATAGTACGGCCGTGGCCAGCAATGATGCCGCCTTCTGCGTCTATCAATATAGGGTTTGTGAAGCCGAACTCGCGTATGCTTGCGGCTATCTGTGCGACTTGCGCGTCTGAGTGCGTGCGACTGTTCCGTGCGTAGGGAATCAGCGCCTCAATAGAGACTTGTTCGATTTGCTGTTTTGCCATTTTGACCCACAAGGTAAAAATTTGCACTTACGGACTTAACCCACAAGGTTACGCCCAAGTGAGGCTATCTTATCACCATTTAACTTTGTCCGCCCAATATGCTGCGCTCATTTTGCCCTTCGCAATATTCTCAGCGTGCCTAGCCTTAAACGACGCACGCCTTGCCTCGTCCGCTTTTGACTCACCTTCCCGCTTAGGTGACCCGCTTACGCCTTGCTGACCAAAGCGGATTAGCTTCACATCGCCGCCAGACTTTGCAAGAACCGCATGGCTTTTTTCTGGATGGCTTGGCGTGCGCTTTGGCTCGTTGTACCCTTTAAACGTTTCTTTGCCTCGTTTGATGGTTGCCATTGTGTTTACCTAAAAAAAGACCGCTACGGTAGCGGTCTAAAGTCGCTACAAACGACTAGGAGAAAGAGCGTTCATTGTAACCTCTCTTTGAGCAATCGCCTAGCTTCTGCGTTGTAGTGCCTGGCAATCTCAATCAACCCTTCTTTGGTGTACTTCCTCAGCGTACTGTCAGATTCGAGTAAGTTAAGTTCATGCTCACCAATCCGCTCTAGAAGTCGCTTACGATAATCAACAACGTTCCCGCCAAGCCAGTTATTGCAATGCTTGCATTGACCGTGTACGTTGTCCTCAACAAACCGCATGTGCGGAGCCGAGCCGACCGAGCGGTAGTGACCCGCGTCATAGGTGTTTGGTGCGTCTCCCAGAGGCTTGTCACACGATATGCAAGGCTTACCTGTATCTCTGGCTCGGATGTACGAATTAAACGCCGCCTGCGCCTTCTTGACCAACTGCGGCTTGGTTTGCAGTGCATCCAGCTTTAATTTTGTTTCTTGCTTGTCTTTCTTGACTTTAACCGCCTTGACCAGTTGCATAGCACACGATGGGCTGCAACATGTCTGTAGCGGTCTGGCTGTTTGAAACGTATCTTTGCATACCTTGCACTTCTTTGTTTTCATTCGCCCACCTCAAAACCTTTGTCTGTTGCCCAGCAAATGAGCCACTCTGTGAACTCGCTTGCGTCTGCCTTATTGAATTTGCGCGACTGCAAGCCCAATTGAACCACCCTTTGGCCATCTAAGCTGGGCGCCACCTT